AAAGTTCAAGTATTCCAGCCCAAAAGTTCAAAAAAAGTGAATTTTTGTATTGACAAGGAGAAATCGTTGTGGTAAAGTGTGAACAGTTCAGTTAAACTGAACCGAACGGAAAAGAGGTGAAAACGATGCAGAGAAGCTATAACAAGCTGCTGGGCCGAATCGTTGAGATTTTCGGAACCAGAGGGGCATTTGGCAAGAGTATGGGATGGTCGGACCGCACCACCTCTCTCAAACTCAACGGTAAGGTTGACTGGAAACAGGACGAAATCGAAGCTGCGTGTCAGGCACTAAAAATCGAAGTGTCGGACATCCCAGATTATTTTTTTGCCCTGTAAGTTCAGTTAAACTGAACAACGGAGGTTCACATGGATAGTATTCCACACATCCACTTGGATGAAATCAGCCCTGAAACTGCCAAAATGCTGGCACGAGGCTGCAAGCAACTCTATCTCAACATCATTGCCATGCCGAATGGGCGGGCGATATTGGATGCCGAGTGGGAGGCCTACCAGCAGAGAAAGAAAGGAGAGAATAAGAATGATTAAGATTCTGATGGCCATGTACGGCATCACCGCAGAACAAGCAGCAGCCCGGCTCCCGGCGGCGCAGTTCGTTCTGACTGCCGCCATTGCAGCTCTGTTCGTCTGGCTGGACAGCAACGGTGCATTGGACGGTGTAGGCCGCTGGATGGGCCGGACGCTCCGGGAGGTGCTGGATGCTGTATCCAAGGACTGATGCGGAGGCTGGCTACCCTGACCCTCCTGTGTGCCCCATCTGCCACCAGCGGTGCGATACCATCTATCGCGCCGAGGATGGAACAATCGTAGGCTGCGACCGCTGCATAGAGGCCGCAGACGCATGGGAAGTCAACGAATGCTTCCCGGAAAAGGAGTAATCGTATGAAAAAAATCAAAGTCAAGCTGACATTTGTTGAGCCCGTGCTTGGCACATGGCCCAGCAACCAGAACATTGCCCGCGAGTTCATTGCCAGCAAGTCCCCGGATGCCGCAACCGTTGAGGATGAAGTGGCTGCGCTGGGTGCAGATGCCGTGGCTGACAAGGGCATGACGGTGTTCCCTCGCAACGAAAAGGGCGAGCCTGTTTTGTATGACTATCAGGTCAAGGGTTTCTTCAAGGATTCCTGCGGTATGCTCTCCAGAATCGGCGGTAAGACCGAAACTGGCAAGAAAAAGGCCGTGAACGAATCCGGCAAGATCACTGCCTACAAAAAGGTTATTGATGGCCTGATTTTCGTTCAGCCGCGCATGATTCCCATTCATTTCAATGGCGAAATGACCGAGTGCCAGCGTCCGCTTCGCGCCCAAACCGCACAGGGCGAGCGTGTAAGCCTTGCGAACAGTGAGCAAATCCCTGCTGGCTCCACTTGTGAGTTTGAAATTCTGCTGATGGACGATTCTCACGAAAAGGCTGTTTTGGAATGGCTGAACTATGGCGCCCTGCGCGGTATCGGCCAGTGGCGTAATTCCGGCAAAGGCCGTTTCTCCTATGAAATCACCGAGTAATGCGATGGCGTGGTTTAGCCACGAACTGTAACGCCTTGCAGTGGCAGAGCATCGACATGACTTGTGCTGCAACTGCATAGCACCGTTTCGAGTAGAAGAGCAACGGCATTGCTTCGTATGGATGCGATGAGCCTTGCAAGGGCTAGGCAAAACGTAGCGTACCAGAGTAAAGCGAGGGCATTGCCTAGAGAGGAAAGGCGCGGCAAGGGCAGAGCTCTGTAACGCCATGAAATGAAACGCAAGGGCATAGTTCCGCATCGAGGCGATAAGCGATGGCAAAGTGGAGCCTTGCGGTGTTCCGCAACGCAATGGCAAGGAGCGGCTTCGACACGCTGAGAACGACAAAGGCGGCGAACTGAAATGGAAGGCGCAGCCATGGCATGGCGAAGGCAAGGCGACGAGCCGAGCCGAGACGCATCGATACGCAAAGGCGAAGAAAAGCAACTGCAATGCGAAGAAATTCATTTATGCTTGATTTTGCCTACAAACAGAAAGGAGCGATTTTTATGAAAGGTTTGGCAATCAACACCGAGAATCAGATGCAGTTCAAGGACTTCGGCGAACCGCTGCTGGACAACCTCCAGAAAGAGGTCGGCGGTTGCATCGAGGTGGTTCATCCCAAGTATCTGCCGGAAGGACTGTGCATGGTGATTGATGATGAGGGACTGCTGAAAGGCTACGCCATCAACAGCATTGCCAGCATTCTCTACGGTACGCCGGAACATGGTCATCCCATTGTGGGCACCGCTGTGATTCTCCGTGAGGGCTTTGTGGCCGGGGAACTCGACTTTATGAGCCTGGATGACGGAGATGAAGCTGGCCTGATGCTCTTGTTCTCTGCGCTCGGTATCTGCATCAAGAACGAAAGCGAGGCTGAGTGATGGATCTGGAAAAATTCTACTTCACATACGGCTCAGATGATGATCAGCCGTACTGTGGAGGATGGACGGTGGTCTGGGCGCCCAACTACCACATGGCGTGTCAGGCGTTCCGGGCAGTCCACCCTGACCGCATTCCCAATGTTCTCAACTGTGCCAGCGTGTATAGCGCAAAGGAGTTCGAGAAAACCAAGATGTTCGGCTCGGAGGGCAACTTCGGCCGCCGCTGCCGGGAGACCATCACGCTGAACATCGCTGTCAACAAGACCGATGAGGAGATGATTTTTTGAAAGCCAAGAAATTGACCCGCCGCCAGAAAGAAGCCCTCTCTGCTGCCGGTTGGGACTGCACCGCGTATCTCTGGGTTCGGGATATCCCGAACGGCATGGTGCTCCTGAATAAGGACACCGGGAAAACCATCGTTTTCGGAAAGTAAAAGGAGGATGCCACATGGCACAGGAAACCGCATTGCAGGTTATCGAACTGCAGCAGTTGCCCATCATCGTTGAGCGGCTGCACAGCGTAAAGGCTGACATCGAGCAGCGCACGGCTGACGCGCTCTCGCTGGTCTGCACAGAGCAGACTTATAAGAGCGTCAAGGATGCTCGCGCACAGCTGACCAAGGAATTCAAGGAATACGAAGCTCAGCGCATTGCTGTCAAGGACAAAATCCTTGAGCCGTATACCGAGTTTGAAAAGGTTTATCGTGAGTGTATAACGGTGCCGTTCCAGACCGCAGACGCAGAACTGAAGCGGAAAATCACGGACGTTACTTCCGGTATCGTGGCGCAGAAGACGGATGCTGTTCAGGAGTATTACAACGAGTTGGTGGCGGCCGCAGGTATTGACTGGATGGATGACTTGACCTACCGGCCGAAAGTCAACATGAGCGACAGCGTCACTGCTCTGAAAAAACAGGCAAAGGCGTTTGTGGATGGCATCGTGTCCGATGTTACTGCAATCGACGCTATGGAAAGTTCTGCGGAGGTCATGGTGGAATACCGGAAGAACCTCGACCTGCCCACAGCGATTAAAGTTGTGGATAACCGTCACAAGGCTCTCGAAGAGCAGCGGCGGCTGGAAGAAGAACGCCGTGTCAGGCAGGCAGAACGTGAAGCTGCGGCAGAAAAAGTTCGCGCCGCTGCTGCCGCAGCAGCCCAGACGCAGCCTGAACCAGCGCAGGAAATTTCAGTAGACCCGGAAATGCCTGTGCAGCCCGATGCCGAACCGGTCTCGCAGCCCAAGCCGGAACCCATTCTGATGACCCGCTTCTACGCAAAGGGCACGAAAGCACAGCTTATCGGCCTGAAAAATTATCTTGAAAAGGAAGGTATCGAATATGGCAACGTATAACAACCAGCTGCAAGCGCAGCAGAAGCCTAAGTTTTCTGTGGCGATAACCACTAAGGGCTATCAGTCTTTGATTGCCAACACCCTGCGCGACCCCGCCCGCGCCCGCCGCTTTACGGCCAGCATCACCTCGGCGGTGGCCGTCAACCCCGCCCTGCAGGAATGCGATGCCGGCACGATTCTTGCCGGTGCCCTGCTGGGCGAAAGCCTGAACCTCAGCCCGTCCCCTCAGCTGGGGCAGTACTACCTCGTGCCTTTCAAGCAGAAAGCCAAGTATGACCGCAGCGGCAGGATGATTCGCCCGGAGAGCGTTACGGCTACCTTTGTTTTGGGCTATAAGGGCTATATCCAGCTGGCCTTGCGCAGCGGCCAGTATGCGGATCTCGATGTTACCGAGATTAAGCAGGGCGAGTATTTGGGCAAAGATTCGATGACCGGCAAGCCCAAGTTTCAGTTCATCGAGGACGATGATCTGCGAGATGCGCTGCCTACCGTTGGCTACATGGCTTGCTTTGAGTACATGAACGGTTTCCGCAAGGTGCTGTACTGGTCCAAGGAAAAAATGATGAACCACGCAGATACCTACTCCAAGGCGTTCAGTCGGCAGAAGTACGAGGAATTGCTGGCTGGCAAAATCCCGGAGAGTGAAATGTGGAAGTATTCGTCCTTTTGGTATAAGTCGTTCGATGACATGGCAAAGAAAACCATGCTTCGACAGCTTATTTCTCGCTGGGGTGTTATGAGCATCGAAATGACCAAGGCTTTGGAAAGCGATAATGCCGTGGCAGCGGTAGCAGATAATGGCGAAATCCTTACTACGCAGGAGGTCATGTCTGACGCACAGGAACAGCCAGAACTTCATACTGGAAAGCCCGAAGTGGACGCAGGACAGGCCTTGCCGCACGGTGATATTTCGCAGGGCGAGCCCACTGCCGTCGAAGAGGTTGTTGACCTCAGCTCGTTATGATCGGCTACAACATCATCGCAACAGGCAGCAAGGGAAACGCCGTGGTGATTGAGCATGAGATTCTGATTGACTGCGGTGTTCCGTTCAAGGCTTTGGCCGCAGAATGGAAAACTCTGAAGCTGGTTCTCTTGACCCACATCCACTGTGACCACTTCCAGCCGTCAACGCTTCGACTATTGGCATCCAATCGCCCAACACTGCGATTCGCCTGCTGTGACTGGTTGTGCAAACCGCTGGTGGATGCAGGGGTGCCAATTTCCCAGATTGATGTTTTGACACCGGGAACTATGTACGGTTACGGCATCTGCAATGTCATTCCGAACATGGTGAAGCACAATGTTCCGAACTGCGGATGGAAGGTCTGGCTCCCCGCCGGAAAGCTGTTCTACTGCACCGACATGAACAATCTGAACGGTATAGCCGCTCCGAACTATGACCTCTACATGGTCGAAGCCAACTACGAGGACGAGGAGATTCAGGCAAAAATCGCTGAGAAAAAGCTGACTGGTGAGTATATCTATGAAAAACATGTCTTGCGCGACCACATGAGCGTTGCAAAAATCAATGATTGGCTCTATGCCAACATGGGGTCAAACAGTGCGTACATCTATATGCACTGCCATCAGGACAAGGAGGATATCACATGACCGGGCGGCTGGTGGATATGGCTTTTACCCTTGGCGGAAAGCAGCGTGTCACATTGGAACTCAACGGCGACTTCCGAGAAATCTGGGACAAGCTGCATCTGGAGCCGATTCTGGATGTGGAAGTCAAAAAGCACAGGGAGAAGCGCAGCCACAGTGCAAACGCCTACTTCCATGTTCTGGTCAACAAGATCGCCGCCGAAACTGGCGAATCGGACGACCTTGTGAAAGAACGGCTGGTTGTGGCCTACGGCACGGTTGCGAGAGATAAGGATGGCTGCACCGTGGGCTTCAAACTTCCGGTCAGCGTGGATGTTCACGACCTCTACAAATACACCCGCTGCTTTGATGTGCGGGAAGAGGACGGAAAATGGTTCAACTGCTACTTGGTTTACAAGGACACCAGCAAGATGGACACGAAAGAATTTTCACACCTGATTGACGGTGCGATTGATGAAGCCAAGGCTCTGGGTATCGAGACGGATACCCCGGAGCAGTTGGCCCGGTACAAGGAGGAATGGTCACGATGAAAGGCCGAATCGTCATCTGCGACTACTGCGGAACGCCCGCAGACTTCGTAGACAGTTCGGTGGTTTACCACGGCCACAGCTTCGGCATGATTTACCTCTGCCCTCGCTGCGGCGCCTATGTCGGCGTACACAAGGGGTCTGACAAACCCCTTGGCCGCTTGGCAAATTCGGAGTTGCG